GTGTTTCTTAACACATGAAGAATTAAAAACATTTAAGGATAGGCTATAATGGCAGTTCAAGAAGGCACAAAGATTGTAACAGGCTTGGTAGTGGGTCGTAATAAAGTAGTAGTGCCGCCCGAAGAAGTTGAGGATCTAGCCAGTCTAGGTTGCACAGACAGAGACATTGCCAACTGGTTTGGCGTAGATGAAAACACACTACGCTACAGTTTTAGCGACTATTTGTTAAAAGGGCGAGAGAACTTAAAAATATCACTACGCAGAGCAATGCTTAAGAATGCCTGTGTTAACTTAAATGCCGCTGTGCAGATCTTCTTAGCAAAAAACATGCTGGGCATGAGTGACAACGGTATGGTCACAGATAACAGTAAAGTGCTACCCTTTACCGATGATGATGACAAGCCCACAGCAGAACAACTTGAAGACATGCAGGATGAACTTGCGGAGTTAAATGCCGCTGAGTAAAGCACAACGCATGATTGCAGATGCGCCATTCCGGTTCCGTGTAGCAGTATGCGGTAGACGCTTCGGTAAGACACATTTAGCAATTAGAGAATTAGCCAAGTATGCCTCAAAGCCAGACCAGCGTGTTTGGTATGTGGCACCTACATATCGAATGGCCAAGCAGATTGTTTGGAAGAAGTTAAAGAAGAAACTTTTAAGTATCAATTGGGTAAAGAAAGTAAATGAACAAGATCTCACATTGGAGTTGGTCAACGGCAGCGAGATATCTCTACGCGGTGCTGATAACTATGATAGTCTGCGTGGTGTGGGATTAGATTTTATCTGTTGCGACGAAGCCGCCGACATTGATCAAGAAGCATGGTATGAAGTACTGCGTCCTACTCTAAGTGACACAGGTGGACATGCATTGTTTCTAGGCACACCCAAAGGCATGAACTGGTTTAAAGATATCTACGATAATCACCTTACTAAAAAGAATTGGATGAGTTTCCAGTTTACCACAGTGGATGGAGGTAACGTGCCTGAAGAAGAAGTTGCACAGGCCAGAGAAGACATGGATTATAGAACATTCAGTCAAGAGTTTCTTGCCACCTTTGAAAACTTTAGTGGCATCATTGCCTACAGTTTTGGCACTCACAATGTAAAACCTGCAGATGCAATCACAGACACAGAACCATTGATCCTAGGCACTGACTTTAACGTTAATCCAATGAGCTGTTGCGTTATGCGTAATACAAAGAATGGACTGCATTGTCTAGATGAAATTGTACTACATAGTAGTAATACTAATGAACTGATAGATGAGATTAGAAATAGATATCCTCGTAATCCTATTACCATCTTTCCTGACCCGGCCGGTGTTCAACGCAAGACAAGTGCTAATGGCAACACTGACATTAAATTATTAGAGAACGCAGGTTTTACAGTAAGATATCATAGACAGCACCCCTTGGTCAAAGACCGTATCAATGCGGCAAACAGTTTATTCTTTTTGCGTGATGATGCTACAACTAGATTCTACATTGATCCAAAATGTAAGAATACAATTAAGAGTTTGCAACAATTCTGTTATAAAGAAAATACACAGATACCCGACAAGGATTCAGGATTTGATCACATGTTTGACGCATTGACCTACTCCATACAATTCTTGTTCCCCATACAGAAAGATTATGCACCCAAGGCACCTCAGCGATGGGGCCATGCATTGGCTCGCTAAATACATATTAATAGATTGGAATAGTAAAGATGGACCAAACTTTATCATCGGCCTACGCAATGGCCACCAGTTCTAACCCGATTAGAACAAATAATTTACAACGTTATCAGTTCCTCTACGACAGTTATGTCGGTGGAGCAGATTATAGAAGTGGCGGCTATTTAACTCGTTACCAATTGGAAAGTCAACAAGACTACGCACTAAGATTAGAAACAACTCCCTTGGATAATCATTGCCGTAGTATTATCGCTACATATATCAGTTTCTTGTTTAGACAAGAACCAGAACGTGACCTAGGATCCATGATCACAGAACCCACTGTAAGTGCATATATAGAAGATGCTGACAGAGAAGGTAGAAACTTAAACTCAGTGATGAAACAAGCCAGCATATGGAGCAATGTGTTTGGCCACTGCTGGCTATTGTTAAGCAAGCCCTACGTAGGTGCCGCTACGCTAGCAGATGAAATGGCCGCAGATGTTCGTCCATATTTGTCAGTGCTGACCCCCCTAACGGTCACCGATTGGACATGGAGCAGACAGCCTAATGGTAGTTATCAACTCACATACTTCAAGTATATAGAAGATGTTAATGGTGATGAAGTGGTAATCAAAGAATGGACCAGAGACGTAATCACTACCACTATGGCTAATACACGCAGTGAAAATATTAGTAGTATCACTGAGGAAACTAATGGACTAGGCCGTATTCCAGCAGTTATTCTTTATGCACATACCAGCAATATTCGTGGCGTTGGATTAAGTACCATCAGTGATCTGGCTGACACACAGCGAATGATCTACAATATGACCAGTGAAGTAGAACAAGCAGTTCGTTTAGGCAGTCACCCAAGTCTTGTTAAAACAGAATCAGTGGATGCAGGATCAGGTGCAGGCAGTATCATCCAAATGCCAGAGAACATGGATCCTGCATTAAAGCCATATGTCCTAGAATTCAGCGGACAACCCATTGACAGTATCTATGTCAGTATTAAAAACTTAACAGACAGCATTGACAAAATGGCCAACACTGGCAGTATTCGTGCCACAGAAAGTAGAATGGTCAGTGGTGTGAGCAGAGAGGTTGAGTTCCAATTACTCAACGCCAAACTCAGTGAGCAGGCCGACAACATCGAACTGGCAGAAGAACAGTTATGGGAATTGTATGCGGGTTATCAAGGACAGAGCTGGGATGGAGCAATTAATTATCCAGATAGTTTTAGTATCCGTGACACTGCCAATGAATTAGATCAATTGATCAAAGCCAAGGCCAGTGTAGATGACCCCGTAGCCAAGACTGCTATAGAACACGAAATCATAGAACTTCTAGGCGTAGAGCCTGCTGAAGTCATGCCCACTGCTACAATTAATGCAGTAGATGCCCAACAAGAAAGCATCACAGAAACAACAATAAATCAGGGTTAACCCCTAGTTTAATGTATCTATATATAAATACACTTAAGGGAGATATTAATCTCCCGCTTAACACACTCCAAAAGAGGCGAGGACCACGATGACCCAACAAGAAACATCGGATACAACAGCAGTCACTGATATTGCTAACCAAAATAATGATCAGGCACAGGGAACAGAGAAAACCTATAGTCAAAGAGAAGTAGATGACATGATCGCTCGTATGAAAAATACAGTAGTGAAACGTGCATTGAAACCCTATGAAGACCTAGGTGATCCAGATTCAATTCGTCAAGTGCTCACAGAGCATGAGCGTAAACAGCAAGAATTGGCTGTTAACCGCGGCGAGTTTGATAAGATTCTCAAGGATACTGTTTCTAAGAAAGAAGCAGAAATCCAAAAACGAGATATAATCATTCGTGAGTTCCGAGTAGAACAGCCCTTGATTAATATTGCCGCACAGTATCGTAGTGTAAATCCAGAACAGGTCAAGCAACTGCTAAAACCCAATCTGCGATTAAACGAAGACGGTGAAGTAGAAGTTTTAGATGCAAAGACTGGATCAGTTAGGTATGACGACACAGGTATTCCACTCAGCGTGGACAAATATGTCAAAGAATTCCTAGACAGTAATCCTCATTTTGTATCAGCAACTCCTGCCACAACCAATACTCAGGGCAACGTTAATAAGATGGCCAACACTCAAGTTGATCTTAAGAATTTAGATATGACTCGCGCAGATCACAGAAAGATCTACGCCGATGCGAGACGCAACGGCAAAATATAATTAAAGGATTATTAACATGGCTTACAATACAGCTTATGACTTAGACTCATTAGTAGTTGCTACCAAAGCAGCCACAGTCTATACAGCACAAGAAAACTCCCTATTCTTAGGTGGTGGTCTTATCCCCATGGTCAATCTACCAGCAGGTAGCATGTCCGCACAGATTCCAGTTATGGGTTCTGTTACAGCCAGCAAGTTGACAAGTGCTAGCCACGACGCAGACGACTTTGCCGCACTTGGCATTGCTGATACTAAAGTTACAATCACTGCCAACATCTATGCCGCACGTGATGTTTTACGCGATCTAGGTGCAATTGATCCAGCTGAACTTGGCCGTGTATTAGGTCAATCAGTGGCCAAAGCATTTGACGCAGATGTTATCACAGCAATGAACTCGTTGACAGCCAGCACAAGTGATGGTGATCCAGTAACAGTTGACGCAATCTTCAACGCAGTTGCACAAATCCGTGGCGCTGGTGAAATGGGTCAATTGTATGGTATCTTGAGCCCAGCCCAAGCAGCCGCACTAATGAAAGCAATTGGCACAGCCGCTTACGCTGGTGGCACATTCCAGAACGAAGCAATGACCAATGGTTTCTTAGCCAGTGTTGGTGGTGTTCGCTTGTTCCAAAGTGCTTATGTTTCTGGCACAAACAAAGGCTTTATCTTCTCGCAAGATGCATTACGCATTGCTATGTTCAAGAATGTTGACTTAGAAGTTCAACGACGTGCGGCAGCAGTTGGTAACGACATCGTTGCTAGCCTACACGCCGGTGTTGGCGTTATTGACGCAACACGTGGTGTTAAACTAGTTAACGTTTAATTAAGGAAAGGACCCTAGAATGGCATTTAATTACAATTCAACTACGTTTGTAAGTTTTGCAGTCTATGCGGATGTCACCGCTAGGGACCAGCGATTCTTTGAAGCCAATGAAGGCTTGGATTCAACCACAGTGAACGCATTATTAGCGCAGGCCAGTCAGCGAATTCTAACACAAATTAGAAACACGCAATGGTATCGTGAAGGTGCGTTTGCCCTGGATCCCACATTGAACAATGATCTAAGATTACTGCCAGCAGTAAATCCAGATTATATCAAAGCACGTGAACAAGAGTTTAAAGACTTAAACGTTTATTTCGCTATGTATGAATATCTCCTACCAC